CAGATCATTCGTGACATGCACCGGAACAGGCCCTGAAGAAGCCCCTTGATTGAGACGGCTGGCGGGGGGAGGCACGCCAACTCCGTACCCGTCTTGGGGAACGCTCATCATCACATCTTGGCGTCGCGCCTTGGCGATGGCGTCGAGAGCCGCCCTAGACTGAGGGGTTTCGTATTCCGAACCAAGGGCCAGGGCGCCCACGGCCAAACCACCGACGCTCGCAATCGCTCCTGCCGCACCAAGGGCTGGAGCCAGCCTTAGAACAGATCGCGCGCCGGCTCCCTCTGCGGCTGCTGCCTCCACGGGCTTCCCGCTGCCAAGGAGTGACTTAGCCGCCTTGAATGCCGGCATGTAGATCATCAGGCCCATCGACAGCACACCGATGGCCGCAGCGAGCGTGAAGAGGCTCCCGGCCACGGTTCCGATGATCTCTCCGAGCCTCGGGTTCGCCTTGGCCCAATCCGCCAGTTTATTCAGGGCGGTAGTGGCTCCGTCGAGAATGGCTATGGCTGGGTGCATGATGTCAGCACCCAACGTCGCCATGAACTTTTCCCAAGCGGCGTCGAACTGCGTCAGCGCATAGGACGGGTCTTGCTTCATGTAGTGGTCGAGCAGATCGGGCCGCTGATTCTGAATGTTCTTTTGCATGTTAAGGACGGACGGAGTGTCCTTAACGAGTTCAGCGATCCCTCTCGCGACGGTGCTCCGCTGCCAAATCTCCTGAATGATGGCAAGCTGCGCTGTGGTGTCGTGAATGCCATGAGCGTCGAGTTGCTTCTTTAGGAACTCGGCGTATTTCAGCGGGTCTTTGTGGATGTCCTCTACGTCATAGATTTCGTCGTTGTGACGGACCTTCTTCATCTTCCCGGTCTTCGGGTCTCTCTCCATGGTGTAAGATGCCGGCCCGGCAAGACCGTACTTCACCATCGCGTCGTAGGACTTGTTGGTGATATGCTTGCCGTCGACTAACTGAGATAGGGACTGGAAGATGGTTCCTGTTACGTGACCCCCAAGGGTCATCAGCATGGCAGGTAGCTTCTGGAACTTGAACTCGTCCGAAAACATCATGCCGGGGATCGCGCCCCTCTTGGCGAACGCCAAGTACTGCTGCATGTTCACACGCTCAGCAGTTCCGCTATAGACAGACGCCAGATTGTTGATCTTCTCGTTCAGGCGCGGGGCACTTAGATGGCGACTGATAACACCAGTCTTCGGATCGACCGTCTCGTCGATCATCTCTCCGAGGATTTCCATCGCCTTCGCAGCGGCGAATGCGGAATCCCCGTTCCCGCCTTTCTTGCGATCGACTGCCTGAAGGATGGCCGTCAGCCTCGCGAATGCGGGTAGTGCCTCCTCTGCTTCCGGCAGATCGCCAGTGATGTCTTTTAGGTCTCGAAGAGACTTGATGTTTGTGGACCACTTGGTCCCATTAGGCACGCCATCCGGCGTCTTCGTCGCGGCATAAGCCAAGTCGACTGCTTTATCAGCATCGGCGTCAGTCACGCGCTTATCGGCTAGAATCTGCGCCCGCTCATGGACGACATCCAAATAAGCCCCGACCGAGCGGCCCATGAAGGCCAACCCGCCTGCTGCGGCTGCCCCGGTCGAAACACCAGCCTGCCCCATGTCGTCCAAATGGTGGCGGGAATGCCTATAACGCATTTCGCCATCGCGGATTTCACGATCTCGGCGTCTCGCCTCTAGCTCGGACTCAACTGCGGGAGACCCGCCAGCAAGTGACGCCGCTCCGACTGCCTTCCCGGCTCGCCCAAGGGCACCCACGGACTCTGCCACGCTGCGCATGGCCCGTTCGTGAGATGCTATCCGACCAAGCGCCTGCGCGTAATCATCCATCGACGCGGCGGCCATGCCGAGGCTGATCTGGCTAAGCCTCTTGATGGCACTTGCTACACGGCTGATACCCTTACCATCGGCGCCAAGCCGCTCCAGCGCCGCACCAGCGCGGCCAATATCCGCGAGACCGGAACCGGCCCGAGATATCCGCTCCATGCCTGTGGCGAGACGTTCCATGCCACGACCGGCACGACCGAGGCCAGAGACGGCCTTCGTAAAGGCGCCAAGCCCGTCAACCGACTCCTTAACCCGCCGATCGAATCGTTCAAACTCTTGGGAGAACCGAAGAAGCGCTTCCGGAATGTTCGATTGAAGTGCTAAGGTAGCGCCTACCCTAAACGATTCTTCCATTCGGGGGCTGTCCTAGATGCGCGACAAGATCGCGATTTGCTTGGCGCTACTCTTCCCAGCGACTTGCATGTGGTTTTATTGGGGCGCCATCTTCGGGCTCCTGTCGGCCACTCAATCGGCGATCATCATCATCACTCTGCCGCTGAACATCATCGTGTCGATCATCGGAACCTGCATGTGGTTCTCACCACGCCTGGGACGATGGTAACTATCGTCCAGCGACTTGGCCGAGCGATGATTTGACAATGATTTTTAGGGCTTCCTTGGCTTTCACAAACACAGCGCGCCCGAGGAAAGATCGGGCTGGCATGTATTTGGTGCCTAGTTCCTGCCAAACCGCGACCTGGCTGTCAGACCCTACAACGGCGTGATGCTCGTCATGGGTGGCGCGGATGCTCTCCCGTAAGTCCCCTTCACGCAGAAGCGGATTGTCGGGGGGCGAATACCCCAATGCGATCTTGCCGGGAAAGTGCCGTCCGCTGTCCGTTGTGTAGCCGTTCAGGGTCGCATCGGCGAGAGTCGGCCAAGCCTCGAACGGCCCGGCGGCAGACTGGTAATGCCCGATCTCGGACTTCGCCTCTTCGGCAAACATCTGGGCCGCGTGTCGTAGCCCTTCCTCTTGGCCCTTCCTTGCGTGAGCCGAAGCTTGTCTGAGGAAGACGGCGAACTGGCCGGGGGATTGGAACTCCCTCACCTCTTAGGCTTCTCCCATTGCCGTCTTTCCCAATTCCACACGCCGCCGTCCATTTCGCCAAAGGCAACGACGCACGCGAAGCGTAAGGTTGGAGAGAGAGGCCCCTTGATCGGGCCGAACACGGCTTCCCACGGCACCCCGTTTTTGACGAGAAAGAGCCCGTTCACCAGAACGGGGTGCCGGCTTAGTTTTTTGCCGTCTCTGCCTTTTTCGGCTGCTCTTCAGCGATCAACGACTCGTATATGGCGTCGACACCGACCGAGCCGATCTTGCGGGCCAGATCCTTCACTTCGTCTGGCGTCCGGGGGAACGGCACCGGAACGCCATCGATGGCCCGAACCGAGCAGATACGCGAGGCGTAGGCAAGCCAACTCTTGTTGCGGCCGTCTGCCGCCTCGAACAAGTCGAGCATATCGCCGGGATCAAGGTCTTTGACCGAGAAGATACGCCCCTCGGCCTCGACCCGCTTGGCGCCAGGAGCGGCGAGTTCGATGTGGTCGGGTGTATCGCTCATCAGACTGACCTACGGCGGTTGGCGATGAACGAAATGCGCTGCTTCACGACCTGATCCGGCTTCCAGTCGCCAGCGTCATCCAACTTGAGCGCCACGTTGTCGTAGGCCCATGTCGAGATGCCGCCGCCGGCCTCTTCGACATACTGGAACATCTGGGAGACCTGATAGCCCGACCCGCCGAACCACGCCGCCTCGATCTGCGCGAAAAGCTGATCGACTACTGGATTCCCCCGGTCGCATTCGATGGTTCCGGACCAGCCTTTGGGCAGTTCGGCATTCATCTGTACGCCGTCGAGGCGGTCGGCCTTAATCGGTGCCGTCTCTTGTTTGACGGAAAAGCCGGTTACGTTGGTGAGATCCACCCGTCCGTTCGGGCCGATCAGGACAATGGTCAGGTCTCTCCCGACATTGAATTGCCCGTTCGTGTTAGTGATCGGCACTTAGCGTTCTCCGTCTATGGGAAAGCGGCGCCATCACGGCGCGGCGGCTTGTGGGAGATCAGGCGCCCGTCTGGACGCGGACGACGTTCACACTGACGCCGCCCTCGTAGTCGATGACGAACTTCTCGTTGATCGCGTCGTACTGGACCTGCACCGAAGCACGGAAGATGTTGAGCTTGGTTTGCTCGGGCGGGTTGATCGTGCCGGGGCCGATGTCGTTCACCACCGAGTAGGGCAGGCTGCCATCGGGGCCTTCGCTGATCAGGCCGGCGCCCATCATCACCGTGAGGAAACCCATCAGGGTCGCCTTCGAGTCGGTGACGAGCTTCTGATTGATGGTGCGGCCGATGTAGCGGCCCATCCCGGCGTTGAGCGTGGCGGCGACGAAGTTCGTCATCCGAGTGTAGTTGTCACCGTTTACGTCGATGCTGGTCGAGGAGTTGTGGCCGATCCGGCACGTCCAGATATTCAGGCCACCCGCGCCGGGGTTCGAGATCACGTCGATGCCGGCGTTGACCAACTGAGCCAGTTCGGCATTCGAGTAGGTCATCTGCTGCGAGGAGCCGAAGCCCGAGCGCTGCGTTCCGACCACCCCGGTCAGCGGCTTGTTGAGCGAGGACAGGTTGGGCGTGATGTTGGCGAGGACGCCCACGGTGAAGCCCTGCGGCGAGACGTAGCGCTGGTTCTTGGCGAACGGATCGTTCCACAGCACCCAATCGCCCAGCATCAGCTTCGACCAGGCGTTGTCGAGTCCGGCGGTCTGCTTGGTCGTGATGGCGTTGGAGATCGTGTCGCCGCTCGGCGTGGTCTGGATGGCATACATACCCTCCGCCTGCGCGAAGCCGCCGACCACCGTCCACTGCGTCGAATCGTCCATGTCGGCTAGGGCAAGCAGCGAGCAGCCAATGCTGCGGAGCGCATACATCCCCGTGCGAAGCGCGGTATCCACGCCGATCATGTCGGAGGCCGCAACGCCCGTGGCGCCATCGGTTCCGCCCGTCAGGGTGTAGCTCGCGGCGGCCGGTGTGGCGTTGGTTGCCCCGACCGATGCAATCACTAGGTTGGACCGACCGCGCGAGACGCCAGTTCCGGAGTTGATTGCCGCTGCCAGCGCCGCCCAGAACCCGGTGTTGGGCAGGTTGTCGAACACCTCGGGAATGCCGCCGGGGACGGAAATGACCGCCCGCCATGTATTGGCCTTCG